AACTGTCAGTGATAGTGAAACTAAAAAGTTCAGAAAGACAATACAATAACCAGAGCAACAACCAAAAAGAGCCTGTGCGACAGTAAAAGCAATTCCCATAGGGATAAGCCATTCAAAGTTATCATTAGTTAATGTGCACGCAAACACATCTTTGTTAAAGAACTCTGACATTCCCTTACACGTGGGCTTAGACATGCATCTGGTTTGTCCTTCCAAAGTTTGATATTGTCCACTGGAACACGGCAAACATTTAGTTTCCCCTGCTTTTTCAGAAAATGTTCCTACACTACAATCAGAACACGTCGCTTTACTGCGATGAGTCATCATTTCTGGACCAAACTTTCCTGCTATACAAAGAGCACCTTGGCAATTAGTTCCACCAGTATCAGCTTGATGCCTTCCCGACTCACAACTAACACATTCATTTCCCAACCCCGAGGCGCTTGTATATTTTCCTACCGCACAATCGGTACAAGGAGTGTTGGACATTGTAATTTGAGCGATAGATCCAAATTTACCAGAAGGACACATTGTTCCCAAACAAGATGCCATACCTTCATCAGGCTGATATTGTCCAGAAGGACAAGCTTTACAAGCAAAGAAAACATGTTCCGCCGCATCCATAAATCTTCCAGCTCCACAATCGACACATGTAAGTGTAAATCTTCTCCTTCTCCTACGAGTGCTTCTTCCATCCCGGTTAACAAGGTCTTCTAAATATACGTTATATTTTCCACTTGGACAAACGATCATATTTCCTCCAGTTGCTTTAATTGTCTGGGACATTACAATAATCCCATTAAGAATAAACAGTGAAAATGATGTAAGATAATGCATGGTGTTAAGTTGTTATTTATTGTTGAAATAATCGTATTTTGTCAAATTTTTTACACATTGATGGATTAATACAACCATCCTTCTTAAAAATTTGAACACTTTTTACTATTTAACTTATAGTAATCATAATATGACTGACTCTAACCAAGCAAACTCAACAATGGCGCAAGAAAGATACCAAGCCCAAGATGAAAGTATCGCAAATGTAGACAATTATTGCTGTATAAAATTTCCTATAAGTAAATTATCAAGTGTTCTAGACGCTATTGAACTTGAATATATAAACTACTTTGATAGTAATCTTGAATCTGGGTCTGTTGGAATTACAGAATTTATGCGACAACATGTATCATGTTGGACAAATCCAAGTCTTACATCTGGAAATACAGAATATAATGATACAGTGTGGCTTGGATTTCCTAATAGAGGTAACATTTCTAATGTATTAAGCACGGACTTTTTGATTCAAACTGAGGAACTTAATTATGATAAACACGTTGGTATGCTATATTGGTGTGGAGGAGATATTGATTGTGTTGAAAATGATGGAGAACGATGTCCAACATGCTGGCACCGCGTTGAAACCGCATAAATTCCATAATAAAAAAAAATTTGATTTTCCTGTTTTTTTTACATGATAAGTAATCATAACCAAGACACTATGTCTCAAATCAATGCTCACGCTATCTCAAACTGGACCCTATTGGGTTACACATCGACAGGACTTGATTATTACGTGGACTACAATAACAATGTAAGAAGACTTGATACAGGTGCAATTGTCGCTGAAAACATCACTAATGTAAAAGATGCTGAAAAACTGACTATTGGTTCTCCGGTGTATGGTAAAGACGTCTGGAATGGAAGTCAAATGACAGTTAGAGGGGAAGACCAATCTTCACCTAACAATATTGGTATTGCTATCAGTCAGATGACTGCCAAGAATGGTTGTTGGGAGTTTTCCAATAATCTTAGTAAGCGGATTGCTATCAGACTTGTCCACAAGTGGTTTATCGAACACAAGTGGTTGGCTATTTACAATAAACAAACTAAAATGGCACCCATTAGAGCATTCATTCATTGGTTAGGTGAAGAACACTTTGGTAAACTATCAGGTAGCGATAAACTATCTTGGTATGACAATGCGATGAAAATTGATTTTGAAATGGAGAACAGGGGATGTTCCTTCGAAGATTGTCTGTGTGACATGGCAGTTCCTCATAAAAATCCTCGTAATGTAATTCCTTGGCAATATTACGATGAATTTGGAATTTTTAATAAAGAACAATGTGATGCTATTTGGGCAAAAGGAAAGCCCAAGAGTGAAGAAGAGGCTAACATGCTCTTGCATAGGGCGCGTCAAGCTGAAGCAGCATCGGACCTGAAAAAACTATTGACTAAAACCATGACTTAAATAGCATAGAGGTCTCTTCTAATTTTAAAATATACATATAATTCCAAAAATAAAATTTTTTTTCGAATTATAATCTGTAACCAAAGTGGTATCGTAAGAAGAATCTTAATCCAACTAATGTATCCAAAGCAACCGGATAAAATGCTTTTGGGTGTTCTATATGAACATAATAAGCTGTTAGAAAATACATTAATGAATGGAAAGGTCTTAAATCATTCCACCATATTTTGTCACCAAAAACCTCTCCTCCAGTTTTACGTAAATCATTCGCATAAATATAAGCAAAACCTATAGCAGGAATAAGTAATAAATTTCTTAAAATATTTTTATATTGTTTATCATGAACCATTACACTATAAGTAATTAATGATCTTGCTCCAATACAGAAAATTAAAAATAATAATATTCTTTTATATCTTGTATCCATATACATTATATATTTATTAAAATTTGATTAAACCAGACACATAAATTCATAGCAAATTGTAGATGCTAATTGGGCTGTTATACTTGAATTATCATAAGGGGGTGATACTTCTACTACATCTCCTCCAACTATATTTAAATTTTTTAACTTACGTATAATAGATAGTATTTGCGCCGAACTGTATCCTCCACATTCAGGTGTTCCTGTCCCCGGAGCAAATGCTGGGTCAACTACATCAACATCTAAAGATATATATACCTTATTATCACCTACTCTATCCATTATTTTTTTTGCTATTCCGTCTAATCCTAATTCTTCAGTTTCATGACAAAATATAGTTTCAAAACCAATCTTTTTGTCATTATCAAGGTCTTCTCTGCTATTAATAGTTCCTCTGATACCAACATGAATAGATGAATCTACATCAATTAAATCTTCTTCAAATACTCTTTTAAATGGAGTTCCATGAGTAACATTTTCACCAAAATATTCTTCCCACGTATCAAAATGGCTATCGAAATGAATTAAACTAATTTTACCATGCTTCTTATTCATAGATTTTAATATAGGATATGATATTGTATGATCACCCCCGATAAAAAAAGGATAATCTACTCCCATATCCATATAGTTATCAATCTGAGTATTAATCATTTTTACAGTCTCTTTATTATTAAAAGGGTTCGTAGCTAAATCCCCCATATCCAAACAATTAAAATTTTCATATAAATGAAGTTTGTGATATATACTAAAGGGTCTTATAATTACAGAAGCGTCCCTAACAGAAGCTGGACCAAATCGCGCACCGGTTCTATATGTGCATCCCGAATCAAAAGGGATACCTATTATGCCAATATTTTTTTTATCCGTATTCAATTGCTCTTTATTTGTAAAGATTGGTAGTCTATAAAATGATTTAATCCCAGTAAATCTGGGAACTTGGTGAGGATCAGGAGTTGAGGATTCCATTATTACTTAATACGTAATATTCTTTAGACTTATATTAATATACTAAATATTAATATTATCTTGATATCTTAGTAACTTATTTTCTTTTAGGTGACTTTCTTTTGTGTGACTTTCTTTTAGGTGACTTTCTTTTAGGTGACTTTCTTTTAGGTGACTTTCTTTTAGGTGACTTTCTTTTAGGTGACTTTCTTTTAGGTGACTTACTTTTTGACTGTTGTTGATAATCTATAATAATTTTATTAGCTTGTAATAATTTCTTACGTATAACACTTGAATATTGTTTAAGTGCTCCTGAATTTGGTGATATTTTTTTACCTATTAAATCTGTCCTGGTAATTTTTTTCTTCTTTATTAACTTAGGACTGTATTTACGACAGTCTTTATATAACTTTACTAATTCAGGTGATTTCATTTTACTTCCTTTTGAATATCCAACTGAACACTTTACAAAGTCTTTACGTAATTGGGGCATACTTTTAACAGCCGTTTTTTTTTGTTTTAAAGTTATAGTTGATTTTTTAGGAGAAACTGTCTTATTTGAAGTATGTATATAACCATAAGGTTTTCCTACTCTTTTTAACTTTCTATTAATTGGAGTGTTTTGATATAATTTTTTAAATATTTTATTTGAATTAGGTGTATTTACTCCCATGTGTCCATAAAGAGCCCCTCCTTGTTGCCCCATATCCTTGAATACAGATTCTTCCTCGTTAATAGTTGCCTCAATAACAGCATCAACATCTTCAAGGCCATCTCTATCTAACTTAATACTTCCTAAATCTCCAGCTGGTTGCGGGTTAACCATCATACCAATTATAGAAGATAAATCGTCTCTTAATTCATTTATACTAAGACTACCGTCATGATAAATATTAAAACTCATTATAATCCCATCTCTGGGATCATTTCCGGCAACATCTATATTTAATTTTTTAATTGATATTCCTGCCTCATCTAAATAATTTATTAAGCTATCCAACCTTTTTCTGACTCCAGCATCTTCATACCAATTTACTATTGTCATATTATCTGTAATATATTTTTTATAAACTCTTCCTGAATCAGTCTCATTTGTCTTTTCAGTATACTTAATTTGGATAAGAGTTCCATTATCAAATCTCTCTATTACATCATAGGGTCTGGGAGGAGAAGTGGCGAATATTGTATGTTCACCATGAGGCATATATATTTGAAAATATATATCTAATTTAAGTTTTACTTCTATTTTATGTGTCATATACTATATTAAAATATTATTAATTAATAGGTTTAAATTCCTATTAAAATATTTATGGTTTCTTATAGGCTTTATATTATTAATAAGCGTAATTTAAATGTCTTTTTAAAATTTTATAAATATATACTATATGGCTAATACACAAGTTTGTGCAAGTTGTCTTGATTTTAGCGTTGATAAAATCGTTAAGTCTGAAGATAAACTCAAACCTACCTGGTTAAAAGAAACCGATTATGTTAGAGAATTTGTAAAAAATGTTAATACATTTAAGAATAGAACTCCTGATACTGTAGATACCAGTCTTAAATTAGAAGTAGGTAAAAGGCATTCAGGAAAAAAAATACTTTACTGGGGAACTAACTCACCTAAATCCCATCTTAATATAATAGATGCCCGTAAAGCCTATAGTAAATTTCAAAATAATGGCATTGCTACTGTTGGAAAAAATGGCACAGTATTAATTAAACTAAGTTGTCCACAAATTTATAGAGTTCAAAAAACAATGCGACATAAACCCAGTTCATTTTTCAGACATTTTCACTTTGTATTATCAGACAATAAACATACTAAATGGAATCCCCAATTATATACCAAAATAATTGTATGTAATCACGACTATAAAAAAGCAATGGAATTACACAAAAAGAAGCAATGCATATTAATTAATACACTTCCCTGTGAATACTATGGAAAAGAACATATTCCAAGATCATATAATATTCCTCATGCTGACATTATAAAAATGTCTCAAAAGAAATTACATGAATGGATGTTAAGTGTTGTAGATAATCACTACCCAATAATGGCTAAGGCATTAAAAGCTGGAAGAGTTCATATAAAAGAACTCCCTATTGTAGTATACTGTGCAAATAACAAATGTAGTTCTTCTCATATAGCCGCAGAAGAACTTCTTAAAAAGGGTTTTGTTAATATAAGTGAATATAAAGGCGGTATGAAAGAATATAATAATGAAAACTAATTAGTAATTATGAAATATCATAATTACTAATTAAAGAAATATTACCTAATTATAGTAATGCTCTCTTTATTATCAAGTTTAGCGATACTATCATCAGTGGGAAGATTTTTACATCTTACTGATGTTCATTATGATTTACTATATGAACCAGGTTCACCTACAAAGTGTGTTCTAGGAAGCACAGGTTTAGGATGTTGCCATAAGTATGATTTACCTATTACAAATTCAACTAAAGCAAGTAAGTGGGGCGATTATAATTGTGATACAAGTCGATTATTTTTAGAAGAAACTTTAAAGTATATTAATACCAATCTTCAACCTTTAGACTTTGTATTTTATACTGGTGACTCAGCAGGTCATCATGATTTTGCAAATAGTCCCTCTATAATTATGGATACTATATCTGATATGGATCAATTATTAAGAGATAATTTCCCAGGCAAACCAATTTATAATAATTTGGGTAATCACGATGCCTGGCCTATTGACCAAACAACTCCTATTGAATATAATCATATTCTTTCACATGTTTCAGAATTATGGTCTCAGGGTTTAGATTCTGTTTCAAAAGATAATTTAAAAAAGGGGGGCTATTACAGTACTATGCTCAACAACTTTACAAGACTTATATCATTTAATAGTATTTATTATGATGGACACAATTTATTTAAACATAAAAAGGATTTGGCTAACGATGACCAAATATATTGGTTAAAAACAATGCTTGATAAGTCTAGAACATCTGATCATCAAGTATGGTTTATTTCTCATATTTTTCCCTCTGCGGGAGAATCTACAGATGAGTATAATGCCGTTATGAAAGATATACTATGGGAATATAAAGATGTTATAAAATATCAATGGTGGGGTCACTCGCACAACGATCAATTTATACTTCTTGGAAAAAATAATAGTAATAATGAGCTCGAATATTATTCAGCAGGAATGGTAGGTCCAAGTATTATGCCAGATAAGAGATTTCCAGCTTTTCGTATTTATGAGTATGATACCAACACATTTAAATTGATAGACTATACCCAATATTATTCTAACTTAACCCAAGTTATTTCTAAGGATAAAATGATATATGAAAAGCATTATTCATTTATAGATTCATTTGGACTAAATGGATTAGAAGTTTCTGATTTAAAGCAACTCTACCTGGGAATTAAAAATAATACACTTCATAATGTATACTGTAATCATTATACTCCTGGTTTCTGTAGATGCCAAACAGATAACATACTTGTAATTTAATATTAAAGATATGAATAGTATATTAATTAATTTTGTATAATACTACTAATAATATAGATACGAAACCGCTTAATGATTTAGTTAATTCAATATATAATATCAAATACACAATAGGTAATTTAACTAATACAATTAAAAATATTTCTGCCTCAGTAAGTAAATATAACCCCAATAAGATTAAAGTTCCCTATAATTTTATAATAATTGGATTCATTGTTTACACTATTACATGTCTCCTATGTTATAATGGGAATTATATATGTAAAAAAATTTCCAATAAGATATATCCTGTCATACAAAATAGTATTGAAGACGATATTGAAGATAGTAATTAAAATATTATGCGAATTTGATTTCATATTTTTATTAAATTTTTTGACTTTAAAATGAATATAACAAAATCAAGCAATCCGATAGTTGTAAATAGTAAATCTGGTCAGCTAGAACTTGTTTGGTTAATCTTCATGATAATGTTATGCTCTCTGGGATATTATTTTAATGTAAAATTTGAGAATAGAACGCGAATTAATCCATTAAAATGTAATAATGGTAATAATTAATTACCATCATTACTAAAAATGATAAATTCATTTCACAAGAAGTGTAATAAATAAATTTGATAAGTTTCATTTTTATTTTGAGTAAATAAACAACTACCATGCAGATCTTTGTGAAAACACTTACCGGAAAGACGATTACTCTTGATGTAGAGTCGGCGGATACTATTGAAAACGTTAAGCAAAAAATTCAAGATAAAGAAGGAATCCCGCCTGACCAGCAACGGCTTATTTTCGCAGGTAAACAACTGGAAGACGTGCGCACATTGGCTGATTATAATATTCAAAAAGAATCCACTCTTCACTTGGTATTGAGACTTCGGGGAGGTTCATTTCCAGGTTCAGGATTGTGGGTAGCAAATTCAGAAATAGATTTGGTTACAGGAACTTCTTCTGAAGAGCCTATTTTCAAACCCAAACTTGTAAGATATTCCGCAAACGGACAACCGTGTAGTCTTAGAGAACACTGTGATAGTGATGATGATTTGGAAAGTTCTGTAGTAGCTTCCCAAGAACCGCCTAAGGAAGAAGAGATTTCTCAAGAGACTGTTTACGTAGGAGAATTGTCACCAGTATCCATTGGTGCTTTTCTATTGACATCCTATTTCGCAAATAGTACACCTATCGACTCTTGGGTATTTGATTGTGAAGGACCCATTGCTAACGCGATGTATCATTTTCAAATGAATATGGTAAGCACTACTGGAGATATGCGAAAAGCCATTGAATCATTGTTTAAGACTCCATCAGTAATTCATTCCTATTCTTCAAAGACAAAAGCACTCTCCGCCGTAGCTGATACAGATGTTGAAAGCTTCTTGGGAAAAATTAAAGATTGGGGTTTCGACGAAGCTGCTGTGCGTGCATTGGCAAGTGGTTCATTGTGTTTGTTCACTGCTTCGGCACTTAGTATTAAAGCTGAATGGCCAGAGCGATTTAAGAGGATTACAAATTGGAAACCAAAAGAATTTGGAGATTCTGTCATTCAAATGGACTGCTGTCAAGAACTTGAACTACAGACAAATAAGTTTGATGACATTGTTCTGTCCTATAGATTTCCAGTTTCATCGGGAGGATTTATTGGATTTCGATGGACTAAACTTGAAAATATGTCACCAGTAAGTCTTGATGAACTTGTTGAATGTGGAACAGAGTGGCACAATTTTAAACAACTTAGTAACCACTCATTCAAGGGAGTTCGCATCCCATGTGTAAAAAAAAAACTTAGCACAGCATGTTTGGCTCCTCTTGCGAATGCCAGAGCAGGTCCTTGGAAAGTAATAGCGATGCAGGCAGATGGACTCATTAATGTTAATCAACATGGACATCGGGTTGATGTACGAGCAATGGTAATTCAAAAGTATCGCTCTTTTTCAATGCCTAATACAGAAGATGGATACTTTAACTTCTATATTCCTAATGAGGAGGGATTCCCAAAGACATGTAATATCTTCCTTGAATGTTTCTGGATGGAGAGCGATGGAAGTTGCTGTCAAAAAATTCCACTTGTAAGCACATTTATTAATAAAGGTGATATTGAGCATTAATTGTTAAAAGATGTTTTGTATTATAATTTTAAATTTTGATTTTATTTTTATTACTTTATTTAGTAATAAAAATGACCTACACCTTTAATAGAGATACCAATACACTTACTATAAATTCAGAATCAGGTATAAAAATAAGAGATATTTACACTCATAGTATGGCCGAAAAAGGTGAACAGTTTAATCATACAGGACATAAATGGATTGAAGGAACTCTTTGCGCAAGTGATTTATCTAAAATGAAACGATACGAGGTATTCTTCTCATTTAATCACCCTGAACATAATATAATTATTAGAGTCAAAAAACCTTATCATGATGCTAAGTTTGAAAGTATATTTAATCTGGGTTTTCAATGTCAATATTGGACTAATAATACTACTATCGGTATCATTGAATAAACAAGATAATTATTTACATAAAGATTTTGTTGAGATATTAGCTATTGTATTATGATTTTTCGTAATTTTTTATTTTTTATTTTTGGACTAATTAGCTGTAATTCTCAAGGTATTGTAATAACTCAATATCCGCCCAGTAAAGTAAATATTGATAGTTCTCAAGTTATATCTTGGAAATCTCCTGTTAAACTTGATAGTGTGTCGATAGATTTATATCAAAGAAAACAATTTAAACAAAATCTAGGAAACACCAATCAAAATCTCAATAATTTTAAATGGGATGTATCTCGTAATTGTGATTTAGGAGACGAATATTATATTAAGATTACTGGTAAATCGCATATTAATGGAACTGCATGGGTTAATACTCCTAACTTTAGTATTGTATTAGATGGTATGACATCTGGAACAATATCAATAATAACTGTCGTTGGAGTTATAGTTTTATTGCTTTTATGTGTGTGTGCTTGTAGTAAAACTAATAAAAGAAAATCTATATTAGGTGATCTGAATAGTCCTTTAGCACATCAGGGGATTCCTGTAGGACAACCAACAGCAACTACGTATCCACCAAATATAGTGCATCATCAGCCCGCAGCAGCAACTTATCCCCCAACAGTTATTCTTCAGCCTCAAAGGCAGAGTTATAGTAGAGGTTCAGTTGCCGGAGCAGCAGTCGGTGGTATTGTAACAGGAATAGTAGTTGATGAAGTAATTCACAGAGGAGGACATCGTCATCACCACCACACTAATCACGATTATGATTTCGGTGGGGGCAGGTTTTTTGGAGAAGATAATTCGAGAGGAGATGCGAGTGATAGCTCATGGGGGTTCTTTAGTGATACTGATAGCAATTCAGGAGGAGGCGGGGGTGATAACTCTGGAGGATTCTACTAATCACGTTCAAATTTATTTGTAATATTACGTTTAGCACTTTCATATTTAGGGTTATAAAGAAGGATTCATTATTATAAATTTAATATCCTCTTTATTAGGAACTAATTTAAATAGATTACAATATTCACTTGTCAAGAATAACCTAAGTTTACGAGGACAAAAAGGTGTTTTATTGGATTTGTAATTTTCATGAGAACCACATATTTCATATAAGCTTTTTTATTAAATAATTCATATCCTATATGTTGCTCCTTAATTTTCACGTTATTAATGAATTTCAGCATTAAGTAGCCGTTGTAACATATTCAATATATTATTTTTCAAATTTATATACTTTTATATTTTTCCTGATTTAAAGTATATGGATAAACCACCGCCTATTAAAAATGATAAACAAATGCCAAAAAGTATAGAAATATATTTAAATACTGGCAATTGTAGAACATGTGGATTATTATTTGATAGAGGTAATATTACACCAACATGTGATGCTTATTTCAGGTGTAATGATTGCAGAGGAATAAACTCTATAGATTGTAAAAGTTTTTTATGCAATATTCAATAATTAATTATATAATTCATTTAATTATATATTTATTTATTCCATTGTAAATAAAGGATACCTAATGCTAAAATTACATAGATTACTGGTAATTTTTCTAATTCAGGTACATTAGGGTCCATTTTTTCATTAAGACGTTGGTTTACTACAAGATATTGTATTGAACTAAATACAATCATAATAATTCCAAATGCACAGATCCACCATTTCTTAAATGCTCCTGCGAGAGAAGCTATTCCAAATCCTGTTCTCATATAAGCCAAATATGTTCTTTGGTTAGCCATTTTTGTTCTTTTTATAGCTAAATCATTAGAACTAATTTTTTTCTCTTTACCTTTATCAGTCATATACATTAATATGGGATATTTTTTATAATATAGTATGTATTAATGAATATAAATATTGAAAATAGTATTGATTTACAATCTGAAATTAATTTACTTGTCTCTAATAAAAGTAGTAACTTATCCTACAATTTCTATAAAAACCTTATTACAGAAGCAGTTTATCAAAAGGAATTTGCCGCAACTATTTACATTTTTGACCATATGAAAGAAAATAATAAGCCAGGTGATGATATTTATGATATTATTAATAAATTACATAGTAAAACTTTGCCGGAAAGTAAAAAAATAAATCTACCTATTGATAATAAAAGAAAACTTCAACCCAGAAGAAGAATACATAAAATTATGAAAGCCCGTAATAACAAAGAAGCATATGGTGATGCTAAAAATAATTCTAATATTGTTAAAGAGTATCTTTTAAAAAATAAAGATATCGCTAAAATGAATAATCGGATAGCTCTGGCAAAAAATATAAAGCAAAATTGTGACCTTGATATGACACAAATAAGATTTATTATCACTCACTTAAAGAGGACTAAGTTTTTTGATCAATTTACAACACAAACTAAGATATCCCATTTTTTCAAAAGTTAGATAGGACATTTATAGTTAATTCCGTAAATTTGATGATAAATATGTTATTAAGTTTCTATTTAAACATGACTCATTTTGAAAAAACAAACGAATTTTCATACGATGCTACTCCTTGTCCACAAGAATGTAATACAAGATACGCAATTACATTCGGAGAATCAGCAATTCTACATATTGGAGGAAAAGAATATGGTAATGGTCGTAGAGATGTAGGATTTACAGTCCAAGAACTTATGGAAATTTCAGATAATATTAATAGAAATTATTCAATGTGCTCTGCGAAAATTATTTCCATATCATCAGTATTACCCGATCATTTACAAACTGATGAAACTAATGCGGCAGTATTGGTTATTCGGAATGGAGCAGCTCTTATACAATACGACGAAGATAAAGATAATAATTATAGTTTTTCAGCAGATAAATTACTTGCTGAACAACAAACAATAGAATATGATAATAAATATTTTGATACACGTAGACAAAAAACTCTGAATAAACGGGCACGCTACAATATCGTTTTTAGTGCGGATAAAGCCGACGATATTAAGCATAGTGATGATTATCGCCAATGTAGTGTAAAGTCATTTATGTCTATGCCCTACTTATCTAAATTTAGAGATAGTTTACCTAATGCGTTTGGTGAGAAAAAAGCCTCTAATCTACAAGCAGAAGGTAATAACTATTATGAAGATAAAAGCGGTATTGGATTTCATGGCGATAGTGAGCGTAAAACAGTTATATGTTTATCACTAGGAAAACCTAGCGTTCTTCGCTATCAATGGCGACCTCCTAATTCATCTGAACATATCTTTACACCTGTAGACATTAACATTGGACATGGTGACGTTTATTTGATGTCTGAAAAAGCGACGGGATATGATTGGCGAATGCGTTCTAAAATTCGTGTAGTTCATGCTGCTGGAGCAACTAAATATATTGGACGTAATTAAACTACTACTATTCAATATTTATTTTTACATCATCTTCATTATCTTCAACATTAACTTTAGTTTCATCATTGTTATCAGTATTTTCTTCTTCAGATATAGAAATTTTTTTTAAATCAAATATTGTAGCTTTCTCTTTCTCGAGCGGAGGAGGATACATCTTAACCCCTGAATCTATAATTTGGACTACAGAATTATCAGGAGATTTTCCTATAAATCCTTTACGACTAATTAAGTAAGGTTCAGCAATATAATTGATAGTTGTTTCATTTCCATCATCATCTGGCATAGAAGGAAATTCATATTTGTTTACCTCAAAATTTAAAAAGTATTTTCTACACTGTGTCAAAATATAATATTCATTATAGTTACTATCAGGGTCTTCATATTTACCAGGAGAAATACCGCGTTGTTCTTTTTTGACAAATATAAATTTAGTAGAATTAGTTCTTTGATTAGTATATACTATTGCTGGTAGATTAATTTTATTTTTATTTATTGTATCCATGGTTAAATATTCACTAGGATAAAAAGAATCTTCTATTTTATCATAGTTATCTTCTAAAAGTTTAAAATTAGTAATATGATAATATCTATGTTCTAAATCAAAACATGTCTGTACTATCATTTTAAATCCTTTAATGTGCATATTTTTACTATTAGTGTACTCTGGGATCTTTAATACCATCTCCCTTAATCTTTTCTTAGGATCAATTTCATATTCAGGAAGTTTGTACCTTTTATAGGTAGTTATATCAAGAGTTTTTACTAAACTATGATAGATTATTTTTGTTAAATAATCATTTGCACCATATGACCCATTAACTCCTGAAAAGTCAAAATCTGAATCCTTGTCATAACCGGAAATATGCTGTAAATATCTTTCACATTTGGATAATAACTCACTATTCATGTAAACTAATGTTCTCCATTTTTGAAAACTATATTTTGAAAATAAATATTCATCAGTGCAACATTTGTCTTCTGTTAAAAGATACTTAATAGTTTTATATATTTTTAGAAGTATTCTTTTATCGCCATAAATTGAAAGAATAATATAAAATTGAGTTGTTATTGATTGATACATGTAAAAATATATAGGATTAAATAACATTGTAATAATCGAAATATATTGAATGTAATTATAAAAGAAAGGTTTTTCCAATGACATAGTTTCTATTTTTTTATAAATATTATCATAATACTTTATATTAGTAAGTTCATGACTATTTTGTTTACAATATAATAGTTTTTCACAACAATTATTACCTTCATTAACGTCTAATAACTTAGGTTTATTTTTAATTTGATTTATACCAGACCAAATTAATTTCGAAGCTTCGTGTAATTCGTCATATATTTCTGCTTCATCTGCACAACAAGCATTACATTCAATATAATTAAGATATTTTCTTGCCCAACCAATTATCATTAGTTTACTGAATAATTTATTTTTGACTGATATTTCTTCTGTGAATTTTTCTATTAATGGAACTTTATATCTATTTTTATATTTACATCGTGTAAATTTATTAATAATTGGTATATTATTAAACCAATCCGAATAATCGCATATATGAGATTCTTTTAAAAAATCGCAATCTAATCTGTTTTCAGATATAATTATTTTATTAATTTGAAAAATTTGGTCTAAATATTTATTATCAGTGTGTCCAAATTCATTTATATCAATCGCAATTATACCTCTATCTTGAGCATTTCTTAAATTTATTAAAAATAGTATAAGGTCAGTTCTTTTAATATCTACTTCATAAATATCGTTTATTGTTTCGTTAGTTTTAAGAGGTATAACTATTTTTTTTGGATTTATTAAATTATTTGACTTACAGGAGGGAAATGTCTCTACATATTTAGTAATTTCGCGATTAGATTGTTTTATCATTTTTGAAGCAAAAAACCTTTCTATATGAGATAAGTCACAAGAGTATCTATTAGTATTAAGCCAATTCTTTACTGGAATACAACTATCTTTAACAATATTAAGTTGCGAACCCATAAAATAAGGTATATAGCTGCTTATACTTAATCCCCAAACACGGGCTTTATTTTTTATCTCATATCCATTTATTATGATATTTAGAATAGCAGCTCCTAAACTTAAACTAATATCGAAAGTTGTTAGTAATGGTTTTCCTAACGAATTGGTAAAACTTTCTGAATGAAACAGATAAATCCATAATTGTAGAATAACTTGTGGAACAGATTCAAAGAATAATTCACATATTTGAAAAAATTCACGACTACCGCTATTAAATTCTTCCAAACACCAATTCCAAAATTTGATAATCTCATGATTTATTATTATTTGCTGCTTATTTTGTAAAAAATTAATAATTTTGTATTTGCATGTTCCTTTATTGCTTTCGTCTGCTATAAATATCGGTATACATCTTTTCATTAGATCTAATAAGTATAAACCTAATATTTCAATTATTGTTAATATTATTCCAAGTATAGGCAATGATAAAGCAGTTATCCATATAGAAAGTGCTTTATTGGCACATTTTGAGTCACTATCTGCACAGTCACGTAATTTAACTACAAATTGAAAATTATAACTGCTGGCCCAAAAAACTATAAATGGTGTAACTATTGCTGATAGCATAATTGTATACCAATATGCATTTATATCATACATAATATAACAGGTTCTTATGTCAGTTGCTATATCAGTTAAAGTAAGAATTTTTTGAATTGGTTCTTTTAGATTTTTCAATGTTTTTTTAAAACTTTTATATTTTAGATTAATATATGCTTTTAATCTATTCTTAATAGGCACAAATTGTAAATCTTGTTCTTCTTTGTTTTCTTTTTTATTTTTTTTGTCTTCTTTCGTTTTTTCTAAAAAATCTTTAATTTTTATTATATCGTAGGTGTAATCTTCGGAATTAGTCATTTTACACTAGTATAAAATATGACACATATAAAATTAATTATTTAAACTATATAATAATCATAACCTTTATAAATTTGAATTTAAATATATCTTTAATATTCTTATTAAAGAATGGATACAGGAAGACAAAATAAAAACTCAAGTTGGATTGATTTTTCTGGAGAGTATGATACTGAATTTGATACTCCTGAAGATTGGGACGATATGTTTTCTAAATTAGATCTTAAACCTATTAGTAATTTTTTGCTTAGTGAATTAAGTGAATTGGGAGATAATACACCTATATATCCCCCAAAGGACCTTGTTTTCAATGCATTTAGACTAACCTCTCCTGATAATCTAAAAGTTGTTATTCTGGGACAAGACCCATACATCAACGAAGGTGAAGCAATGGGCTTAGCATTTTCTGTTCCTGAGGGCAAGAAAATACCTCCTTCTCTAAGAAATATTTTTAAGAAATTAGATAAAAAACCTCCTTCGGGTGACCTAAGTCACTGGGCTGAACAAGGTGTTCTATTACTTAATACTGCCCTAACAGTTAGAGCTCATAGTTCTAATTCACATAGTTCTCAGTGGCGAAAGATAACTAATAATATAATTAAGTATCTATCAGACAGGTTTGAAAACATTGTATTTATATTATGGGGTGGCAATGCATTCAGTAAATTAGAATTTATTGACAAAGACAAACATCGTGTTCTTGTAAGTAGTCATCCTAGTCCTCTGGGTTGTCGTAAGCTTATGAAAGGTAATTGTTCTTTTAATGACTGTGACCATTTTAATCAATGCAACTCTATTTTAAATCCATATAAAATTAATTTTTAGAATTTTTGGCTAAATTAAAGATAACTTATTTTATTTATATAATAATATGAGTGATCTATTCCGTAATTATCATAATAAAAATCCTGACAACTCAGTTGAAATTACTTATCGCAATATGTTAATTAATCAAAAAATGGACTATTCAATATTTGCTTTAAATACAATTTTATCTAGAGGATGTATTTATAATATATGGTATATTATTAATAAATTAGATGAGATTGTAGATGAAAGTGACCCTGATACTGATTTGCCTCAAATTATTCATAGTTATCAAACCGCAGAATCAATACGGACAAATTATATACAGAACAATATGATGTTGAAAAGTGTCCATATTAGGTCATTGTTTACAGATAAAGAATGGAATGATGTTCCCCATCAATATAAAAATTTATACAATACAACAATTGATAGTCTTTATTCACATATCAAGTATTGGGATTGGTTTATTCTAGTGGGATTTATACATGATTTAGGGAAGGTTCTATTATTACCTGAATTTGGTGAGTTACCACAATATATGACCGTAGGAGATACCTTTCCTTTAGGAAATAAGCTAGATAAGAATTATGTTTTTTATGATAAAGGCTATCATAATGATAATCCTGATCTTAATCTGAATTTATATTTAGACAATTGTGGATTTAATAATGTTATTTTCAGTTGGGGACATGATGAATATCTGGCTAAAACATTAGAATTAAATAAAACAAATTTACCACCAGAAGCAATATACATAATTAGATATCATTCCTTTTACTCATGGCATACTCCTTCAAACGGAATAATGGGATATAAAAATCTGGCGAGTCAAAAAGATTGGTATATGTTACCTTTACTTAAATGTTTTCAGAAGGCTGATCTATATTCTAAAACTCCTAATATTCCTAATAATCAATTAATTAAAAGCTTATTTGATTTACTTATTGATAAATATATACCTGGTAAAAAATTAAATATGTCTCCATGTTTCTTTATATAATGCTGGCGAAAAATGTATTTTTATTTAAGGATATTACAAAATATATAGTATATATGTTCAAACAAATTCTTACAGTATTATATTTGGCATTAGTATCTAATGCTCATAATTTTAACGTATGCGATAATAAAAATATTATTAATCTTAAAAATTTGGAATTAACTCCAGATCCTCCTTTAGCAGGAAAAATTTTAAAAGTAACACTTGTTGGACAAACAGGTGTCCAACTTACACAACCCAAGGCTCATCTACAATTTTCGGTGTTAGGAATCCCTGTATCGAAACTCGAACTCGATATTTGTTCAAGTA